AAAATGTTCGTTAGAACTCCATTGAATACAGCAATGGAAGGCGATTTCGATACTGGAAACGTTAGATACAAAGCTAGAGAAAGATACTCATTTGGAGTATCCGACCCTAGAGGTATCTTCGGCGTTGAAGGTGCGTAATTAATTATAAGAAATGTGGCCGCCTTAAAACGGCCACATTTCGACTATAAAGTAAGAAATTAGACTTATGAAAAACTTCAGAATTCAAATTCGATACAATGGGTATTATGCTGACTTTAATGTGATGGCAGAAGATACTCCTCAAGGTATTGAAAACTCTATCCTTGACAAATTGGGAAAAAATGAGGTAATGTTTGAATCTGATGGATTTACCAATAAAAATGGTAAATGGATAACCTATGAGGAGGTTAATCATGATCGAGGACCTGTACAAACAAAAGAAGTCCTTGGAATTAAGTTGGGAGCAGGAGCATCTTAGATCAGGTAAATATAACCTGAATATGGTTGAGATTGATGCAGAGATAAAACGCATTATTACTCAAATCAAGTTAGAAGAAGCTCGTGAAGCTGATCTTAGAAATAAGATCTCTGCTACAAGACCTGAAGTGTCAGTAGCCACTTAGATAAAAGCTACATATCCGAAATTCATTTCCGACTACAGTATCGCTTGCGCTCTCTCTAAAAGTGCGCTATAGATTAATTACTATACAATTATTAATTAGATCTAGACGCGTATAGTCGACGGCCTAGAGACTAGATCTTACAAACTAGGAGGATTATAATTATGGCAAATACAACGTTTTCGGGACCAGTAAGATCATTAAATGGTTTTATTAGTTTCGGACCTAAAGCAGTTGTTAGCTTAACCGCTGATACAACTTTGACAGTAGCCACTCATGCAGGTAGAATTTTAACTTGCAATGATGCAGATGGTAAATTTACATTACCATCAATTACGTCGGGAAGTTCTTCAGCTGCAGCTGGAACAAATGATTACAACGTCGCAAGTAATCTTGGAACTACTTATCTATTTTGGGTAGAAACTTTAGCAACAGATATGGATATCAAGACAGACGGAACCGATAAATTTTATGGTGCTGTCTTTACTGGTATTGACAGTGAAGAAACTGGAGAAACATTCGCGGCTAATGCATCAAGTAATGATGTCATGACACTTAATGGTACTACAACAGGTGGTATCGTTGGTAGTTGGGTAGAAGTTACTGCAATAGCGAGCGCTAAGTACTTTGTTAGAGGTAGTTTAATAGGATCAGGAACTATAGCAACACCGTTTGCGGACGCGTAATAAATAAACTTTGTGAGCTCCTTCGGGAGCTCACAGAATAAGGAAAAAATATGGCAATAGGAAATGTAAGACAAACTATAGCGCTCACAGCAGATGGCCAAATGCAAAAATATGCAAGTGGTTCAGCCGTTAATATTACAAAAGCTAGAATCATGGCAGTACAAGCTCAAGCAACTGGAGCTGGAGGAAGTGTCAAAATTTATAATGAAGCTACCAGTGACAAAACTGCTTCTGCATTAGTATTTGAAGCTCAGTGGGGAACTGCAGATAATTCTGACTTTTCTGTAAGAATTCCAGGAGACGGTATTTATTGTGATACTGGAATGTATGCTGATCTAACTAACTGTGATTTTTTAGTAGTTACTGGCGCATTTACGTAAGAGGTAGCTAATGGCGAATACTACTTCAGGTACGACTACTTTTGATAAGACGTACGCCATCGATGATATTATCATGGATGCCTATGAACGAATTGGTTTAGTAGGTAGCTCAGGTAATCAAATTCGTTCGGCTCGTAGATCATTAAATATTTTATTTCAGGAATGGGGCAATAGAGGACTTCACTATTGGGAAGTGGGTTCAACTAATGTGACGTTAACCGAAGGTGCGTCTACATATACTTTTTATCGTTCTACAGGAGACGGCACAAGTTCTGCTTGTGTTACTGATGCTAATGTAGCAGACACATCAATTTATGGATTTGCTGATATTGAGCAATGCTCTTTTCGTCAATACAATAATAGTAGTGGTGGAACTCAGGCCGATACTACGATGACTAAAATTGATAGATCAACGTATGCTGGCTATGGGGACAAAAAAACAAAAAGCACCCCTTCTAATTTTTGGGTTCAAAGATTCATTGATAAAGTTACATTAACTATTTACCCAACTGCAAACGCATCAGCAGCTGGCTCAACTAACAAATTAAAAATTTTTTATACTAAACGAATTGAAGATGCAGGCGTCTTTACGAATGCAACTAATATACCTTATCGTTTTGTTCCTTGCATGACAGCAGGGTTAGCTTTTTACTTAAGTCAAAAGTTTGCTCCACAACGTTCACAAGAAATGAAACTTTTTTACGAAGATGAATTAGCAAGAGCTTTAGCGGAGGATGGATCACCGTCGAGTACTTATATTACTCCTAAGACGTATTATCCAGCAATGACATAATGGCAAATTATTCACAAGGTAAATATGCAAAAATGATTTCAGACCGATCTGGTCTTGCATTTCCTTATAGGGAAATGGTTCAAGAATGGACAGGTATGTGGGTGCATAGTTCTGAATATGAACCTAAACAACCACAACTAATGCCACGACCCGTGATCGGTGATCCACAAGGATTGGCTCATGCAAAACCTTCACGTAAGGCTTTTGCAACACCCGTGGTTTTAGATAACAATCCTTTCACGACAACTGGAAGTAGCACCTCGGTTACAGTTAAATGTAAAAATCAACCATGGTCCACAGATGATTATATTCGATTTACGAACGTAAATAATGCGGTTGGAGGAGTAGCTAAATCTACTTTAGAATTATCAACGACTTTAAATGGAGATATTACAGATAGTGCTACGAGTTTAGTATTAGCAGATAGCTCTCAGTTTCCAGCTCCTGGTTATATTGTTATAGAAAATTTTGTTCAGCCTACAGGTGAGACTATAGATTACGATGAAGGGAATGATGTAAGTGAAACAATTTACTATACAACAAACACTACAGCATCAAATACTTTATCAGGATTAACTCGAGGAACAGCGGCTCCTGTTGGAGGGATTACTCCTTTAAGTACTACTGCAACAAGCCATTTAAGTGGAGCTAAAGTATATGGCTCTTACAAAATTACAAAACAAACAACCACTGAAACTATTGCATCTCCTCCTGGATCAGTTACAGTTAGTAATAGTTTTACGTTTAGTTTAAAAAATAATGCGTCTAGCACAGCAACCGGCGGAGGGTTTTTTGCTTTTGGTGGACCAGTGAATATGAGACCTTAATGATAAAATATATAAAAAACTTATTTAAGAAATTGTTTGGAAAAAAGGAAGTTGTAGTAGCGCCTACACCTGCTCCTAAACCAGAACATTGCGTAACTCATACTCGTTACAAAAAAAGCTGTAAAGCTTGTCAGGAGATTGTAGCATAATGTCAGGGATTAGTTATACAACATTAGTAACTATGATTAGAAACTACACAGAAGTAGGGGATACGGTTCTTACTACAGCTGTTTTAGAAAATCTTATTTTAAATGCTCAACAAAGAATCATGATGGAAGTTCCAATTGATTCAGATAGAAAAGCTCAGACTGGAAGTTTAGTAGCTGGTCAAACAACTATTAACTGTCCTGCTGGAGCCCTTTTTATTAGAGGAGTTCAAGTTTATGATTCCACATCAGCAGTAACCGGAGCTAATGATTGGATGTTAAAAAGAGATAGAACTTTTTTACAAGAATATGTTCCATCTACCGAATCAGGTAAAAGAGGAAAACCTAAATACTATGCTATGTTTGGAGGAGCCACTGGTTTATCAGATACTCTTTCTGGAAGACTAATGTTTGCTCCAGTTCCCGATGCAGCTTATATGTTCAAAGTTCATTATAATGTAATGCCAGCGACGTTAGAGTCAGGTAATGAGACTAATTATATCAGTTTAAATTTCCCTCAAGGTCTATTATACTGTTGTTTAGCAGAGACTTATGGGTACTTAAAAGGCCCAATGGATATGTTGACACTTTACGAAAACAAGTATAAAACGGAAGTACAGAAATTTGCAGCAATGCAAATAGGTAGAAGACGAAGAGATGACTATACGGACGGCACAGTTCGTATACCAATTGAGTCTCCGCCTCAATAAACTAGGAGTAAACTATGGCAATAACATCGGCAGTTTGTACATCATTCAAGGTAGAACTTTTGGAAGGTAAACATAACTTTACTAATTCTACAGGTGATACATTCAAGATTGCATTGTATACAAGTTCAGCAACTCTAGGAGCCTCTACTACAGATTATGCCTCGACTAATGAAATCACAAATACATCTGGAACAGCTTATACAGCTGGTGGAAAAGCGTTAACAAATGTTACGCCCACTTCAAGCTCAACAACAGCTTACACGGATTTTTCTGATGTCTCATGGACGTCGGCATCTTTTACTGCTAATGGAGCTTTAATCTACAACACAACAACGGGCACAGGGTCAGGAACTACTGACGCTGTATGTGCCATTGCTTTTGGTGGAGATAAAACAGCAACTAGCGGAACTTTTACAATTCAATTTCCAACAGCTGACGCATCCGACGCGATCCTAAGAATAGCATAGGAGTTTAGCCATGGCTGATATAACTGTATCAGTAACTGGCGTACAGGCGATTGTTAATCCAACTCGCTGGAACGCTCAAAATACGCCTTATGGAGAAGGTGCATGGAATACAGGAGGATTCACTAGCGAAGATGTAATTCCAGGATGGGGTCATTTATCTTGGGGTAGAGCTAATTGGGGCTATTTAGATATTTACGAAGAAGGTTGGGGAAGAAGTACCTGGGGTAATGAGCCTTGGGGAGGCACTCATAATAAAGTTGTTTCAGTTACAGGATTATCAGTTACAGCAAGTTTAGGAACGGTAACACCAGTTACAGCCGTAACTGTAGAACCAACGGGTTTAGAGGTCACATCAAGTTTAGGAACAGTCACACCAGTGACCGATGTCACTGTTGCACCAACCGGAGTATCTTCAACAGCATCGATAGGATCAGTAACAGTCGCTGATCAAGTTATGGGTTTAACAGGAGTCAGTGCAACTGCTTCTATTGGATCGGTAAGTGTTATTGATCAAGCAGTCGGAGTATCATTAGATGCAATGACAGCGGGAATAGGCTCCGTTACTATTCCAAATGTAGGCGTTCCATTAACAGGAGTTGAAGCAACCGCTTCATTAGGTACTCCAGTTATTTTTTCAGGAGTGGTAGTAGCACCAACCGGTCTAAGTGCTACCATGTCTCTTGGAAGTGTAACTCTTCCAAACGTAGGTATTCCATTAAGTGGTTTGGAAATGACTGCTTCTGTAGGAGAATTGAGTCCTGCTACAGTGACAGGAGTTTCAATGTCAGCAATGACAGGCTCGGTAGGCTCTGTAGTTATTGAATCTAAATACGCAGTTACTGGATTATCGATGACTGCTTCTTTAGGAACGATTGCAGAAATAGACGATCAAGTTGTAGGATTCTCAATGGATGCTATGACAGCATCAGTTGGAGTCCCTGGAATCATCCATTACGCGGATGTTGACACGGGATCAAATACGTCTTATAGTAATGTTTCAACGGGTTCGAATATATCCTATTCGGATGTTGCAACTGGATCAAATACCAGCTATACGGACGTAGACGGCAAAGCAGCTTAGGAGAATAAAATATGGCATCGACATATACAAATTTAGGTGTAGAAAAAATGGCTACTGGCGAGAACGCCGGTACATGGGGAACAAAAACTAATACAAACTTAGAAATTCTAGAACAAATAGCAGGTGGCTATAAAGCTCAATCTATTGCAGGTGGAGCACAGACTACAACATTAACCGTGTCTGATGGCGCAACAGGCGCTACAATGGCAACTAAAGTCATTGACCTCACAGGGACAATTACCGGAAATCAAATTGTAACCATTCCTGATGGAACGGAAATGCAATATGTAATAAAAAATTCTACGAGCGGTGGTTATACCGTTCAAATTAAAGGAGCATCCGATTCAGGCTCTGGATATACTTTCTCAACAACTAATAAAAAAACAGCTCTCATCTATATGGATGGGTCTGATGTTAATGAAATCACTACTGGTGGAGATGTCGTTGATGACACTTCTCCTCAATTAGGTGGGGACTTAGATGTCAATGGATATGATATTGTTTCCACATCTAATGCAGATATTGATATTGTTCCTAATGGAACTGGAGATGTAGTTTTAGCAGCGGATACTGTTAAAGTTGGAGATGCGGCAGCAGCAGCTGTTTTAACTTCTAATGGTGCTGGAACTTTAACTGTCACTACAGGAGGAACAGAAAATTTAATTTTAAATACTAACGGAGGAACTAATTCTAGTAATATTACTATTACGGATGCGGCTAATGGAGATGTTACAATTAATCCAAACGGTACAGGCGATTTTGTTATTCAAGGAAATTCTGATCGAGCTGGAAG